CATCGGCTTTCGCCCGGCTTTTGTTTCCTGAGTCCTGGTTTCTGTCACCTGCTGGGCGCGCGTTAGCGCGCCGTAATCAAAATGCAAGATTTACGCGTCGCACAGAAAGTGGAGCAAATGATCGAATACGGCTATGCCGCCGTGCGGCACTTCCCGAAAGCGGAGCGCCACGTCATGAGCCAAGAACTGCGGCTGTCCATGCTGCAAGTGCTGCGCCTGGTCATTGTCTGCGGCAAGCGCTACCACAAAAAGACCACGCTGCGCGATCTGGACGCCGAACTGGAATTGCTGCGGCGCCAGATTCGCCTGGCACAGACGCTGAAAATCCTGCCCTTCAAGAAATACGAAACCTGGGCGCGCCAGCTGGATGAAATCGGGAGAATGATCGGGTCATGGCTCAAGAAGGCATAGGGTTGGATGCAATGCGCTTCCCGCGTCGCGGTGGCAACCGCAGGAACGGCTCGAATGCCGGCCTTGCCGCGCTGAATCTGAACAATGCGCGCAGCAATCGCAACGTCAACATCGGCTTTCGCCCGGCTCTTGGGGAAAGGTCAGAAGGCGCGTGTGCCACGGCCGCGCGTCCAGCACAACCCCTCAAAAGGGCATCCAATCCACGGCCAAGCGCCGGAAAACGAACCCATGCCGCGAGGCCAGTAGCCGCGCAGCGGCGGCCGTCTTGCGGCACTTTGCAGCCATGAAGACTTACAACCATCTGTTCCCGACCATTTACGCGTTCGACGCCCTGTACGCCGCCTACAAGCGCGCCCGCCGTGGCAAGCGCCATCTGCCGGAGATCCTGCGCTTCGAGAGCAATCTGGAAAGCGAGCTAATCCAGCTGCAAAACGAATTGATCTGGGGCGAGTACCAGACCGGACCGTATCGATTGTTCTACGTCCACAAGCCCAAAAAGCGCCTGGTCGCCGCGCTGCCGTTTCGCGACCGTGTCGTGCAGCACGCGCTGCATGCGGCGCTGGAGCCGATTTGGGAGCCGCGCTTCATCCACCACAGCTATGCCTGCCGGCCTGGCAAGGGCATGCATGCCGGCGCCGACACGGCGCAAAAGTGGCTGCGCGACATCGAGCGCCATTATGGCAAGGCGCACGTGCTCAAGGCCGACGTACGCAAGTATTTCGCCAGCATCAATCGACGCATTCTTTTCCGCCTGCTCGCGCGCCGCATTCGCTGCCCGGGCACGCTCGCCCTGTGCCGCGACATCCTCGCCTCCTGGCGCCACGGTTTGCCGATCGGCAACCTGATCAGCCAGCTCTGGGCCAATGTCTATCTGCACGAGCTGGACAAATTCGCCAAGCAAACCCTGCGCGCCCGGCGCTATATCCGCTATATGGACGACTTTGTCATCGTGCATCCGGACAAGGCGCAGCTGCATCATTGGCGCCGCCAGATCACCGCCTGGCTGCGCGCCAGCCTCAAGCTCGAGCTCAATCGCAAGACGCAAGTTTTCCCGGTCGCCCGCCGCCATGGGCGGGCGCTGGATTTCCTCGGCTATCGCATGTGGGCGCATCGCCGACGGCTGCGCCCGGACGCCATCAAGCGCATGCACCGCCGCATGCGCCAAATGCAGGGCCAGTACGCCAGCGGCGAGATTAACTTTGCCGACATCCGCCAGCGCATCGCCAGCTGGGACGGCCACGCCCGCCGCGCCCACAGCTACGGCCTGCGCCAGCAGCTATTCACCCGCTACGCCTTCACCAGGAGCACCCACAATGGCTGAACAACACCACGACGAAGACGCAACCCCGCTCGCCGATACCCGCCGCGCCCAGATTGCCGCGCGGCGCTACCGGCAAGAGTGTCGCGGCATCATCATCGCCGGCCTGCGCTACGCCACCGACCGCGCCTCGCAGGGGCGTATTACCAGTGCCGTGCTGGCCGCGCGCCAGGCGCAGGAGCTCGAGCAGCCCTTCAGCGTGCGCTGGAAAACAGCCGACGGCTGGGCCGAGCTGGATGCCGCCGGCGTCATCGCCTTTGGCAATGCCGCGCTTGCCTACGTACAGGCCTGCTTCGACCGCGAGCAAGCTCTGCTCGGCGCGCTCGAGGCCGGCACCTACACCGACGCCATGCTCGGCACCGGCTGGCCCGACAGCGAGGTGCAGGCGCCATGAAAGTCACCGTCACCAATGCCGGCTTCGCCGCCCTGCCCTCCACCGCGGGCGGCGTCAGCGAGCTGCGCCTGGCCGAAGTCGCCCTCGGCCACGGCCAGGCCGCCAACGACCCCGCCACGACCGCGCTCGAGCACGAAGACACGCGCCTGCCCACCATTGCCGGGCAGGCGGTATCCGCGCGCGTCATTCATCTGGTGATCCGCGACCAATCTACTGCGGCCTACACCGTGCGCGAGTTTGGCCTGTACACCGCCGCCGGTGAACTGTTCGCGGTCTATTCGCAGGCTGAACCGATCATCGAGAAATCGGCCGGCTCGACGCTGCTGCTGGCGCTCGACATCGACTTCGACAACATCGACGTCAGCGAGCTCACATTCGCCAGCATCGACTTCATCAACCCGCCCTGGTCGACCACGGTCAAAGGCGTGCTCAAAAGAGCCACCACCGCCCTCGCCGAAGGCCTGCGCGACAACACCACCGGCATGACCCCGCGACGCACCGCCGATGCCATCGCCGCCTGGCTTGGCGCCCGCAAACCCGGCGCCGACGGCGGGCTCGACGCCGACCTGCTCGACGGCGAGCACGGCAGCTTTTATCGCGACGCCGGCCACCTGAACAAAGGCACTCTGCCGCGCGCGCGCCTGCCGCACGCCAGTGGCGCCGCCTACGGCGCCGTGCGCTTTGCCAGCACGGAGCAAGCCAAGGACGGGCGCAACAACAGCCGCGGCATGACTCCGAAACTGGTCGCCGACCTGGTCACGCGCATGCTCAACGAACAGCGCAACAAAGACTGGCCCGTCGGCAGCATCTACTGCAACGCCGCCGACAGCACCAACCCCGGCCAATTCCTGCCCGGCACCTGGACGAAAATCAGCGAAGGCTTTCTCTACCCGCACGGCGCCGCCAGCGCCGGCAGCGTCGGCAGCACCGGCGGCGAGAAAGAAGTCAAGCTAACGGCTGGCCAAATGCCCAAGCACACGCACGGCGCCAGCACAAAAAATGCTGGCGGGCACTCTCACACGCGCGGCAGCATGAATATCACGGGGGCGTTCAGAACGCGCCTGTTCGAGAACGGGAACAGAGCGGTATACAGCGCCGGGGGCGCATTTAGAGACGAAGGGAACAGTGGTGACAGCGCATTTAATACACTGGCTGCTGCTGGCGGCCAAGTAAAGAGAAGTCACACCACCTTTGACGCCCAAAGGTCGTGGTCAGGCAGGACAAGCAACAACGGGAGCCATAACCACAGCGTCACGGTAAACAGCGCTGGCGGCAGCCAGGCCCACAACAACATGCCGCCTTATGTCACGGTCTACATGTGGCGGCGCACGGCCTGACGGGCGCGGCGCTGGCGCCCAACTCTGTAACACCCTGCGCAAACAGCACTAAAAACTAGGCAAACGCGCGCCCGGGCGCGACCATCGGGGCAGAGCCAACCCAGGTATCGCCCTATGCCCCAGGACTTCCACCACGGCGTGCGCGTGATCGAACTCAACGACGCGCCGCGCCCGATCCGCACGATCGCCACCGCCATCATCGGCCTCGTCGGCACCGCGCCCGAAGCCGCCGCCGCCGACTTCCCGCTCGATGAGCCCGTGCTCGTCACCGACATCTACGATGCCATCGGCAAGATCGGCGCCGCCGGCACGCTCAAGGCCGCGCTCACCGCCATCTCCGACCAGGCCAACCCGGTCATCGTCGTCGTGCGCGTCGAAGAGGGCGCCGACACCGGCGAGACCACCGCCAACATCATCGGCACGGTCGACGACCAGGGCCGGAAAACCGGCCTGCAGGCGCTGCTGTCGGCCGAGAACAAGACCGGCGTGCGCCCGCGCATCATCGGCGCGCCCGGCTTCGACGCCGAAGACATCACCGCCGCCGTCGGCAGCATTGCCGAAAAGCTGCGCGCGTTCGGCTACGCCAAGGCCGTCGGCGACACGGTCAGCGAGGCCATTGCCTACCGCGACAGCTTCGGCCAGCGCGAGCTGATGCTCATCTACGGCGACTTCACCGCCTTCGACGTCGACGAGGAAGCCACGCGCGAAGCCAAGACCGTGGCCCGCGCCATGGGCCTGCGCGCCTACATCGACGAAACCGTCGGCTGGCACAAATCCCTGTCCAACGTGCCGGTCGAAGGCGTCACCGGCATCGAGCCCGACATCAGCTTTTCCCTGCAGCAGACCGGCACCGATGCCGACCTGCTCAACGGCGCCGACGTCACCACGCTCATTCGCCACTCCGGCTTTCGCTTCTGGGGCAACCGCACCTGCAGCGAAGATGCCAACTTCGCCTTCGAGACCTACGTGCGCACCGCCCAGGTGCTCGCCGACAGCATTGCCGAGGCGCAGTTCGCGGTGGTCGACTCGCCGCTTTTGCCGGGCCAGATCCGCAGCATCATCGACAGCGTCAACCGCAAGGGCCGGAGCCTGGTGCGCCGCGGCTACCTGCTCGGCTTCGAAGCCTGGTACAACCCCGCAGCCAACAGCGTCAATGACCTCAAGAGCGGCAAGGTCTACATCGACTACGACTACACCCCGGTGCCGCCGCTGGAGAACCTCAACTTCAACCAGCGCATCACCGACCGCTACCTGCTCGACTTCGCCGAGCGCGTCGCCGCCGCCTGATTCGTCGCCCACCGGAGCCTGATCCATGGCACTACCGCATAAACTCAAAGCCTTCCAGCTGTTCGTCGACGGCGGCGGCTGGATCAACGAAGTTCCCAGCCTCACCCTGCCGGAGCTCTCGCGCAACCTCACCGCCTACCAGGGCGGCGGCATGGCCGGCCCGGTGCAGGTCGACCTCGGCCAGGAGGAAATCGAATTCTCCTGGACCACGCCGACCATGCGCAAGGAAGCCTTCGCCACCTACGCCAGCCCCGAGCACGATGCCGCCCAGCTGCGCTTCGAAGGCAGCTACGAATCCGACGAAGACGGCAGCACCCTGCCTGTGCGCGTCACCGCCCACGGCCGCTATGCCAGCATCGGCAGCACCGAGGCCAGCGCCGGCGAAGACAACGAAGGCAGCGAATGGACCATGACCGCCAGCTACTACAAGCTCGAGATCGATGGCAGCGCCGTCATCGAGATCGACATGGTCGCCGGCACCGTCATCGTCAACGGCGAAGACCGCACCGCCCAGCGCCGCCAGAACATCGGCATGATTTAACCCGGCAACCGGCATGCCCGAAGCCGCCCCAGCACGCGCCAGCCGCCTGGCGCACCCCACCCAGAGGAGCAAGCACCCATGAGCGAGTCCGACGCCAGCACCGATCACACCCCCGCCGCGGCCGATGAATACCGGCAAGTCGAGCTGGAGCGCCCCATCCGCCGCGGCAAGCAAAGCGTGGCCCTGGTCGCCCTGCGCCGGCCCCGCGCCGGCGAGCTGCGCGGCGTGGCCCTCACCGACGTCATGCAAATGGACGTCGCCGCGCTCGCGCGCGTCATCCCGCGCGTGTCCGACCCGGTGCTCAGCGCCGCCGAAATCAACGCCCTCGACCCCGCCGACCTGGTGCAGATTGCCAATGAGGTCATCGGTTTTTTGTTGCCGAAGCAGGCACGGCTCGACAGCACGGGCTAAGCCTGCCCGCGCGCGTCACCGACGCCATGGCCGACCTCGCCCTCGTGTTCCACTGGGCCCCGCGCGACATGGCCCCCATGACGCTCGCCGAACTCGCCGAATGGCGCGAAGCCGCGCGCCAGCGCCTGCCCGACCCCGGCCCGCGGGCATGACCCTCGCCCCAAGCGCAGCGCCGGAGCCCTGAATGGCCAAGAAAGAACTCAACCTCAACGTCTTGCTCGAAGCGGTCGACAAGGTCACCGGCCCGCTCAAGCGCATCCAGGGCATATCCAAGCGCACCGCCGAGGCGCTCAAAAGCGACCGCCGCGAGCTCAAGAACCTCAACCGCGCGCAGAAGGAATTCGGCCAGTTCAAGGCCCTGCGCCGCGGCGCCGAGCAGACCCAGCAGGCCCTGGCCGCCCAGGAACAGGAAGTCGCCCGGCTCACGCGCGCCATCAAGGGCGCCGGCGGCTCCACCAAACGCCTCAACCAACAGCGCAACGCCGCCATTCAGCGCGCGCGCAAGCTCAAGCGCGAATACGGCGAACAGCAAAGCAAGCTGCAAAACCTGCGCAACAGCATCAGCCAGGTCGCCGGCGCCACCGGCAGCTGGAGCGAACGCGAGCGCCGCCTACAGCAGCGCATCGAGCAAACCAACAAGCGCATCCAGCGCCGCCAGAACGCGCTGCAGCGCCTCGGCCAGGCCGACCTCGGCGGGCGCTTCGCGCGCATGACCGGCGAAGTGCGCCGCTTCGGGCGCCGCGCCACGTTTGCGCTCGGCGCCGCCGGCGCCGGCATCTTCGGCCTGGCCAAGAGCGCCGCGGATCTCGGCGACAGCGTCAGCCTGCTCGCCGAGCAGCTCGGCATGGATGTCGAAAAGCTGCAGGAATACCGCTACGCCGCCGGGCTCGCCGGCATCTCCACGCAGAAGTTCGACTCCAACATCGAGCGCTTCGTCAAGCGCCTGGGCGAAGCCGCCAACGAAACCGGCGCCGCCGCCCCCGCCTTCGAAGCGCTCGGCCTGGACGCCGCCGCCCTCGCCGACATGCTCCCCGGCGAAGCGCTCGAACACGTCGCCGACGCCCTCGCCAACGTCGACAACAAGACCCGGCGCGTGGCCCTCGCCGCCAAGTTCTTCGGCCGGCGCGGCGTCGCCATGCTCAACATGATCGAAAACGGCAGCGAAAGCCTGCGCACCATGGGCGCGGAAGCGCAGCGCACCGGCTACGTGCTCGACCACGACGCCGCGCGCGCCGCCGCCGCCTTCAGCGCCAAAATGCACGAGACGCAAATGACGCTCGCCGGCGTCAAGAACACCATTGGCGTGGCGCTGCTGCCGGCCGTCACCGAGCTCATGGGCAAACTCTCGCACTGGCTGCAAACCAACCACGAGCAAGTGGTCGCATTCGCGCGCACTTTCGGCGACAACCTCAAGCGCGCCGTGCCCATCATCCGCGACCTGGCCAGCGGCATGTACCGCGCCGCGCGCACCATGGCCGGCTGGATCGGCACCGTCGCCGAGCTGGTCGGCGGCTTCAAGAACCTCGGCCTGCTCGTCGCCGCCCTGTTCGCCGCCAAGATGATCGCCGCCATCGTCAGTTTCGGCAGCGGCCTGGTCACCGCCGCCGGCGCCGTGCTGTCGCTCGCCGGCGCCCTGCCCCTGGTCGGCACGGCGCTCAAGGGCATCGGCGCCGCCCTCGCCGCCAACCCCATCGGCATCACCATCATGGCCATTGCCGGCGCCGCCTTTCTTATCTACAAGTATTGGGAGCCGATCAAGGCATTCTTCACCGGCCTGTGGGACAAGATCAAGCAAGCCTTCGCCGCCGCGCGCGACGCCATCAACAACGTCATCACGCACTGGCGCCCGCTGGCGCTGATCAAAAGCGTACTGCTCGGCGGCCTCGGCAAGCTCACGCACGAGCTGGTGGACAAATTCAAAAGCCTCGGCTCCAGCATCGTCGGCGGCATTGCCAGCGGTATCAAGGGCGCCGCCGGCACGGCCAAGAACGCCGTCACCAATGTCGCCAGCGGCACCGCCGGCTGGTTCGCAGACAAGCTCGGCATCCGCAGCCCCAGCCGCGTGTTCCGCGATTTCGGCCTCCACACCATCGAAGGCTACCGCCAAGGCCTGCAGCGCGGCCAGCGCCGCCTGCGCCACCAACTCGACACGCTCGGCGGCGCCATCGCCCCCGGCCCCGCCCTCACGTTCGACCGGCGCGCCCCCGCCACTGCCCCGGCGGCCGCCGGCGGCGCATCTGTCAGCGTCAACTTCAGCGGCGACATCAACATCAGCAGCCGCGAGGAAGCCAGCATGTTCATGCACCAGGTGGAAAGCGCTGTCGAGCGGGCCCTGGCCAATGCCGAACGCCAACGCGCCGCCCGCGCGCGCTCGGCCCTGTTCGACCGGGAGTAAGTCATGATCTACAACTTCAACACCAGCGTACCGCTGCTACTGCTCGCCCTTTTCTGCCCGTTCTTCTGGTGGCTGCCATGATGATGGCCTACGGCCTGTTCGTGTTCCGCCTCGAGACCGCGCCCTACCAGAGCCTGCAGCGGCAGATGCAATGGCGCCACCCGGCCCAGGGGCGCGTTGGCCTGCGCCCGGCGCGCCAATACCTCGGCCCGGGCGACGACCAGATCACGCTCGCCGGCACGCTGTTGCCGCAGCTCACCGGCGGCCAGCTCAGCATCGAAGCCCTGCGCGCGCTCGGCGATGGCGGCCGCGCCTGGCCACTCATCGAAGGCACCGGCTACAACTACGGCGCCTACGTCGTCACCGGGCTCAGCGAAGACAAGAGCACGTTTTTCCACGACGGCGCCGCCAGCCGCATCGACTTCGAGCTGACGCTCGTGCGCGTAGATGGCGACACCAGCGCCGTGCTCGGCACGCTCACCCCGGCCGATGTCGCCAACCTCGTCACCCGCTCCGGGCTGGCGTTCTAATGCCCACGCTCACCGCCCGCCACCACGCCCAGGCGCCCGACTACCGCATCAGCATCGCCGGCCAGGCGATCACGCCGCGGCTGCGCCCACGCCTGCAGACGCTCGCCATTCGCCAGGCACGCGGCGAGGAGGCCGACGAGCTCACCCTCACGCTCGAGGATGCCGACACCCGCCTGCAACTGCCGCGCACCGGCGTCACTGTGCAAGTCGAGCTCGGCTGGCAGGGCCAGGGTGTGGCCACCATCGGCGAGTTCATTGTCGACGAGGTCGAGCACAGCGGCGCCCCGGACCAGGTCCACATCCGCGGGCGCAGCGCCGACCTGCGCGCCGCCCTGCCCGTGCCGCGCACGCACAGCTACGACAACACCACGCTCGGCGCCATCATCGAAACCATTGCCGGGCGCCACCAGCTCACGCCGACCATCGCGCCCAGCCTCGGCGCGCGCGCCATCGCCCACATCGACCAAACCGACGAATCCGACGCCAACTTCCTCACCCGCCTTGGCGAACGCTACGACGCCATCGCCACCATCAAGCAGGCGCACCTGCTGTTTCTGCCCGCCGGACAGGCGCAAACCGCCAGCGGCCAGGCCATGCCGCAACTCGCCATCAGCCGCGCCAGCGGCGACTCGCACCGCTACCGCACGACCGACCGCGAGCGCTACACCGGCGTCATTGCCTACTACCGCGACACCGCCGCCGCCGAGCGCCAGCGAGTCACCGCCGGCAACACCGAAACCCGCCCCAAAACCCTGCGCGACACCTACCCCACGCAAGCCGAAGCCCAGGACGCCGCCAACAGCGCCTGGCGCAGCCTGCAGCGCAGCAGCCGCGCGCTGGAGCTCGCCCTCGCCCGCGGGCGGCCCACGCTGGCGCCGGAAACCCGCATCACGGTGCACGGCTTCAAAGCCGAGATCGACGCCATCGACTGGCTTGCCGTCGAAGTCGAGCACCGCCTCGGCCCCGACGGCTACACCAACACGCTCAAGCTCGAGCAGAAATAACCCGCCCGGCCCAGCAGCGCCACGGCGCCCGCCAGCGCGCCGCAGCCGCGCCGCCCGGCTCACCCCACAGGCCAGGGGCGCGATCGCCCAGCACGCAGCCACACAGCGCGCCGCTTTGTTCCGCGTTTACGGAATTATTTCGCAAACCCCGTTGCATTCCGGTTTTTGTTCCTTATACTAGGAACTGCGGAAGGGCACAGGCCCGCCGCCTATCCGACTCACAAGGAGCGATTAAATGACATACACAGCCCTCGGCATGCGCTTTGCCAGCCGCGCAGCCGCCATCCGCACGCTAACCGACGACCTTTTGTCGCTCGGCGGGCGCGATCCGGCCCAGGCCAGCAAGGAAGAACGCGTCTACGCGCGCATGCTCGCCCACATAGCGTTAGCTAATGACGAACACCGACAAAAAAAAAGCCCACCTGCGCCAGGCCGGCGAAGCCCTGTACGGCCAGCACTGGCAAGCCCCGCTCGCGGCCGATCTCGGCATCAGCGCGCGCAGCGTGCGCTACTGGCTCACGGGCGAACGCAACATCCCCCAAGGCGTGTGGCATGAACTGGCCACACTACTCAAGCAGCGCGGCCAGCACGCTCTGGCCCTGGCTGCAGAAATAGAATCTCAACTGGGAGCAACCGATGCTTAACAAAACCATAGCCAAACTCTGCCTGGGCGCCGTTGCGGCCAGCTGCGTCACGGCCGCCCCGGCGCAGTCGGCGCAAGAACTGCTGCAGGCAGCCATCACCAAGCAAGGGCGCAGCTGCCCGCAGGTCACGGCCATGCGAGGCTTTGCCACCACCGAAGACGGCACCCCGCTGCTTGCCGCCGCCTGCAGCAATGGCGATCGACACGTCGTCAAGCTGCTGCCCGGCGAACGGCTGGAGTATATGTTCACGTGCGACGCCATAGAAGCGCGGGCGGACGTGAAGTGTTTTCCGTCTGGGCGGTAATGCCGGAGTTCAGCGGTGAGCGTAGCGGATCCGCTGCAAAGACTTGTTAAACGACGACAGAAGGTAACGGCATGAAGGAGTTAATCGAGAACATACGGGATGCGGCCAAGGATGCGCTTGCCGCAGAACGGAAATTGGATCGTTTGCATGACGGCCAGATCCGACGGATGCATGACGGCAGCATGACGCGAGCCCAAACGACGACGTACAACGCGCGGGCTTCTGAGGCAGCGACGCAACTGTCAGCAGCAGAGCGGGAACTAAAGGCGGCATGCAGGAAATACCTGCATGAGTGATGTTGCCGCCCAGCGCCTAAGCTGAGTTGCGCGCAAGCGTCAACTCCAGCGCACTGTTGGACGACCACGGAGAATGACATGAATGATATTCAATTGAGGTGCCCAAAATGCGGGTTCTCGAAGATAGTCGACCCCGATGATACCGACCCACCGCATACAGCCGTTGTGGAGCTGCTTTGTCTGAATTGCGAGACAGGAACTTTTGCGGCGCCCCGGTATTTCGACATTGATGGAAATGAACTTAAACCGGTGTCGCTCAACATCTAATATACGGCAACGGGCGGGCCGTCACCCGCCCATCAGGGCCAGCACAATAAGCACGGTCCAGCCGGCCAGAAAACCCCAACAGAAACTCGGCCAGTGCCAGCGGCGCTGGCCGCTTTGTTTGCGCCGCTTGCCGGATGCCGCGCGCAGGCGCTGCAACTCGGCCTCATTATGCGCGCCGGTGCGGGCCGCGATCTCTGCCTGGCGCGCCGGGCGCGGCGGCTTGCGCGTCGGCGGTGCCTGCTCGGGCTGTGGCGCGGGCGCGGCGGCCATGGCCTCGTCCGGCAACTCGCCCAGCTCCAGCAGCGTGACGAACTGCTCCGCATCCAGCACCGTCACTCCGCATTCCTGCGCCTGCGCCACCTTGCGCGCGCCCGCATTTGCGCCCGTGCACAGGAAATCCAGCGTATCCGACACCGTCCTGCGCACGCGCATGCCCTCGGCCATGGCGCAGTCTTCCAGACGGTCGCGCTCGGCCTGTGCAAAGCCGGTGAACAGCACACTCAAATCGCCGCTGCGCCGCGCCGTGCGCAACAGCTCATCGCCGCCCTCAAGCCATTCGAGCACGCGATCCTTGCGAAAGGTGCGCACCATGCCATGGGCTTCGGAATAGCCGGAAAAGTGCGTGCCTTCGTCGCCGTAGTTGGTCAACGCCTGCTCCTTGATCTCGCCGGCGCTGTTCTGATAGATGAAGCGGATTGGTTGTGCCATGTTCCCCTCGTTGTTCGTGCATGAATGCGCCCGTCATCAGGCCTCGGCCACCCGCCGGCACAGCTCGCGCAGCAGCTCCTCGTCCAGGCCGGGCAGGCGCTCGAGCAGGTAGCGTTGCTGTTCGCTGAGCTCGCTCGCGCATTGCCCGGCGAGCACTACGTTGCCATCGCCCACCACGTTGTTGTTGCCCAGAATGACAATGCCCGGCGGGCGCTCGCCCCCGTTGTTGTCGTCGCTGTTGAGAATTGCATCTTTAACCACGTTTCGTACCTTTTCGCTGATCCCTTCCAACGTCTCCCCCATAAATGGCGTGTCAGGACGCGCTGCGCACCAGGCGAATGATGTTGTCGCGGCTGGGCGGCGTTTGCGCGTCGGCATAAATTTCCACCAGCGTCACGACGAGATGCGCCTTGTTGTCGGGCGTCATGACACGTCCGGTTTCCGCTAGTGCCGATTCAATCCCGGCGATGATCGCGGCCAATATATCGGAATCCACCGTGATCTTGGCGGCCGGTAGCGCGGCGGGTTCGGGCCGGCTTTCGCCTGCTTCCTTTGTGACCCGTTGCGGCTTTTTCGCGCTCGCCGCCGTACCCGATCCAAACATGAGCCAATCCAGGCTTTTTCCAGTCTTGCGGGCCACGATCGCGGCCGCTTCATACGGCACGCTGCCGCGCGTAATCGCATTCTGAATGGCGTTTGAGCTGTAGCCGACATAGTGCGACATGTCTTTTACGCTGCGCAGACCACACGCTGTTTTCATCCGTGCAACAACGGCTTTTGGCTCAATTTGGGTTTTTTTGTTGTCCGCCATGAAATAAATATCTCGTATAGGGCTTGCATAAAGACCCGATACGGGTTTATGCTCGGCCCTGTCGTTAGTTGTTATTGACAGTCTACACATGAAACACCCCGAACACGTAGCCGTATCGCGCGCACCCAATGGTTGCAGCGCATCCGTACAGGCTCAGGTCACGCCCGAGGAACGGGCGCAGATCCGAGCCCTGGCGTTCGCCGAATCCCGCAGCATGGGCGCCACGGCGCGCTTGCTCATCATCGAAGCGTTGCGCGCCCGTGCAAACGGCTCGTGCAGCGCGAATTAAGGAGTAGTACCCATGTACGCCGACCCGAACCGCGTGCGCGAGCCCTATGCCCGCCTGCGCCTGGACCGTTACGAAGCCAAGCTCATCGACTCGCTGGTCGAGTACACCGGGCTGTCGCGCGCCGAGCTGGTGCGCCAGCTGGTGCTCAACGAAGCCATGGATGTGTTGGGGCTGCAAACGTCTCATGCCTGCACCATGCCTTGCTCGACGCGCGAAAGCGCGGGCCAGGACAGTGCCGGTTGAGGCCCTCATGACGGACGAACTGCACCTGCCGCTCGACCCCGCCCTGGCCGCCCAGCTTGACCTGATCTGCCAGCAATTCCACCTGGAAACACGCGAGGAGGCCGCCGAGCTGCTGCTCAAGCGCCGCCTCGGGCGCGCTGCGCGGCGCATCAGCCAACGCGGGCGGGCGCTGTACCTCATCCGCGACAAAAAGGGGAAAGCATGAGCAAGCCATCGCTGGCGCACCAGGGCGCCGAGGCCGCCAGCCGCGCGCGCAAACGCCGCGCCATGCCGTGCCCGCACTGCGGCGAGGCGCTGCGCGTGCGCTATTCGCAAATGCAGTCGGAGACGTGCCGCCAGGGCGGCATGGAATGCACCAATGCGTGCTGCGGCTGGCGCGGCACGTTTTCCACCACGCTCGATGCCACCCACGTGCAGTCGGCGCAGCCGCGCGCCGATGTGCGCATCCCGCTGTCGCGCGCGGCGCGCCGGCGCATGGAGCAGGCCCTGGCGCAGGACGACGCGCGCCGGGTCCGCGTCGAGTCCAACGAACCGAGGAGATGACCATGATCGATCTGCAAGAGCTGCAGGCGCACGGCTGGCGCCGCCAGAACCGCCGCGCCGCCTGGCGCGAACTGCGCCAGGGGCTCGCCGCTGGCCTGCGCCGGCGGCGCCCATTCCTGCGTGCGTGCCTGCACGCGCTGGCCACGCTGGCCACGTTGGCGCTGTGGTGCGCCTTTGTCTTTGTACTGCTGTATCTGGCCACGGCGTGAACCCGCAGCTGCGTGCCGACATCCTCGCCCGACTCACCGGGCCGGACTACCAGGGCGTGGTCAAGGGCCAGTACGTGCAGCGCATCGCCTGCCCGGACTGCCACAAGCGCGAGGCCTACACCCGCACCGAGAACCCGTGGATGATCTACTGCGGGCGCATGGACAAATGCGGCGCTGCCATCCATGTGAAGGACCAGTTCGCGGAATACTTCGACGACTGGTCGGCGCGCTATGCTCCGGTCAACGGTGCCGAGCCAGCGCCCAATGCCGTGGCCGACGGCTATTTGCGCGACGGCCGCGGCTTCGATTTGCGCCACTGCCGCGGGCACTATACCCAAGAGTACCACCACGACCAGCGCCTCGACATCGGCAGCCCGACGGTGCGCTTCACTCTGCCCGGCGGCGCCACCTGGGAGCGCATCATCGATGCGCCGTGGCGTTTCGGCAAGAAAAAGGCTGTGTTCCGCGGCGACTACAAGGGCGATGGCTGGCAGCTGGCCAGCGATGCCGAGCTGGTCGCGGCCGGCGAAGTGTGGCTGGTCGAGGGCATTTTTGATTGCATCGCGCTCGCGCACCACGGCATCGGGGGCGTATCGGCCATGTCGTGCGTCAACTTCCCGGCGCTGGTGCTGGAGCGTCTCAAGAGCGCGGCGCATGCGGCCCAGGCCGAGCGCCCCACGCTGGTGTGGGCGCTGGATGCCAACCGCGCCGGGCGCGACTGGGCGAAGAAGCACGCACGCCGCGCCGAGGAGCTGGGCTGGACGTGTCGCGCGGCGCAGCCGCCCCATGGCCTTGACTGGAACGACCTGCACCAGCGCGGCGAGCTCGGCGAAGATGCGCGCAAGATCTACCGCTATTACGGCGATCTGCTCATGGCGCCCTCGCCGGCGGCCAAGGCGCGGCTGATGCACGAGCGCAGCGAACGGCGCGCCTTTCTGTTCGGCTACGACAATCGCATGTACTGGTTCGAGCTCGACCAGGCGGCCATGGAAAAGGCCGTCAAGGCGATCACCGGCGAGGCCGGGATGGATGCACAAGTGCTGTCGTCGGCCGAGCGGCGCGCCGCCATCGAGCAGGCGGCCAAAGTGGTGCAGGTGTGCAGCGCCTACCCCACGGCGCTGTATTACCAGGCCAACGAGATCACCGACGAGAGCTGGTATTACTTTCGCGTCGACTCGCCGGGCGGTGCCAGCGTGCAGAACACGTTTTCCGGCGGCCAGCTGTCGGCCAATGCCGAGTTCAAGAAGCGCCTGCTGTCGATCGCCGCCGGCGCGGTCTGGACCGGCACCGCGCAGCAGCTGGATCGCCTGCTGCAGGAGCAGTTGGCGCGCATCAAAACAGTCGAGACCATCGATTACGTCGGCTACACCAAGGAACACGGCGCCTGGCTGCTGGGCGAGGTGGCCGTCGCGCGCGGGCGCCTGCTGCGCCAGACCAAGGAAGACTATTTCAACCTGGGGCGGCTGCGCCTGAAATCGCTCGCGCGCACGCCGGCGCTCGACATCAACCCGCGCCTGGATCAATTCCAGACCGACTGGCTCGCGCACCTGATCGGCGCCTGGGGCGCCGATGGCATTGTCACGCTCGCGTTTTGGCTCGGCAGCCTGTTTGCCGAGCAGATCCGCGCCGAGTTCGAGAGCTACCCGTTCCTGGAACTGGTTGGCGAGCCGGGCACCGGCAAATCCACCTTGCTGGAGTTCCTGTGGAAGCTGTGCGGGCGCATGGACTACGAGGGCTTCGACGCGAACAAGTCGACCATGGCCGGGCGCGCGCGCAACTTCGCCCAGGTCGCCAACCTGCCGGTGGTGTTGATCGAGTCCGACCGCGAGAGCGAGGGCGGCGCCAAGCAGCGCCAGTTCGACTGGGACGAGCTCAAGTCCATGTTCAACGGCCGTGCCGTGCGCTCGCGCGGCGTGCGTACCGCCGGCAACGAGACCTACGAGCCGCCGTTTCGCGGCAGCATCGTCATCTCGCAGAACGCGGAAGTGCAGGCCGGCCAGGCGATCCAGTCGCGCCTGGTGCACATCAAGGTCGACAAGAGCCGTCAAAGCCGCCAGACCAAGGAACACGCCGAAGCCATGGCGCAGTATGGCTGCGCAGACGTGTCCGGCTTCATCCTCAAGGCGGCGATGCAGGAAAAGGCTGTGCTCGGCCTGCTGCGCGAGCGCTACCAGAGCTATGCCAACTACATCATGGCGCAGGATGCCATCCGCGAGTTCCGCATCGGGCGCAATCACGCGCAAATGCTGGCGCTGGTGGATGCACTCGGCCCCGAAGGCCTGCAGCTGATCAACGAGGAGCATGTCGCCATGGCGCAAAAGCGCCTGCTGGCCATGGCCATCGAGCGCCAGCGCGCGCTCAATGCCGACCACCCCGTGATCGAGGAGTTCTGGGAGGCCTACGAGTATCTCGAATCCCTGAACGAGACCGAGCCGGTCGCCAACCACTACGGCAAGGACCGCGCCGACGGCCAGATTGCCGTCAACCTCAAGCACTTCGAGGCGCTGTGTGCGCACAACCGCATCGAGGCGCCGCCGGCCAAGGTGCTCAAGCGCTACCTCAAGGCCAGCCGCTCGCGCAATTTCATCCAGGCGAACCAGCCCATCTGGTCGCAGATTTCCACCCGTTCCATCCGCTGCTGGATATTCGAAGACCGGCGCGGCCAATAGCACCCGGAGCAACCCATGATCCACACAAAAAACACCGCCGAGACAAACGACTTCGCCAGCAAGCTCGGCGCTGCCATTGCCGATGCCGCGCGCCGGCGCCGCGCCGACAAGCTGCAAATGCTGGCGCACAAGGCCATGGGCGCGCATGCCGCCACCGGCGATGCGCGCTATCGCGAGGCCGCCAACAACGCCTGCGACCAGGCCGCGCGCCTGGCACACAACGCCGGCGCCCACTGAACCCACACCAACCGAGGAGAGCCCAATGCCCCAACAGGAAGCCACTGCCCGCACACCCGCGCGCACCGAGAAATATGCCCGCGTGCTCGATGCGCAGATCAAGCAGGCGCTCGATCGCAACGACAGCAGCCAGCTGCGCCTGCTGGCCGAGCGCGCCCTGGGCGCCTATTTCGTCACCGGCTGCGCGCGCCTGAGCCACCTGGCCCAGGTCGCCCACCACAGCGCCGACCATGTGCGCCGCCAGCGGAGGCTGCGCCATGTGCACTGAGCACGACCCGCACGGCACTAGCCAGCACGCGCCCGGCGCCAAGATGGACGCCGACAAGCCCATGCCGCGGCTGGTTCTGCAGGCAATGCCGCGCGCCCTGCTGGCCGTGGCCGAGATCGGCACCTTTGGCGCGCAGAAATACAGCGAGGACGGCTGGCAGTTCGTGCCCGACGGCATCAATCGCTACACCGATGCCCTGCTGCGCCACGCGCTGCAGGAGGGCACCGAAGCGCTCGACCCCGACAGTGGCATGCCGCATGCGGCGCATGTGGCATGGAACGCCCTCGCGCGCCTGGAGCTCATGCTGCGCCAGCTCGACGAGGCCAGGCCATGACCTACCGCAACCCGTATCAGCGCGCCCGCGTGCGCCAGCCCGCCCTGCCGACCGATCGGCGCGGCCCCGACATCGTCATTCGCGACCAGCCGCCGCCCAAGGCCACGCGACGCCAGCACGGCCCGCGCCACATGCCCGACGCGCACCGTATCCTGCCCGCCGCGCCGGAGGAGCCCTGGGCCGAGACGGCGATCGACATCACCCGCCTCGACCGGCGCGACCCCGCCCAGCGCCGCCAGATCAACAACGCCTGGCGCGCGCTCAAGGCCGCCGCGCCGGCCGAAGCCGAACACCTGCGCCAGCTGTTCCCGCAGCTGCGCAAGCACTTCCCGCAAGCCGGCATCGAGGTGCCGGCCGCAACCCTGGAAGACCCTGAACCCACCGAGGAGTAAACCGAGGAGAAACCATGAACAGCAAACGCATCCATATTTCCATCGCCTTTGGCGATGCCATTCTGCCAGTCATCGACTGCGACGACGGCCACCAGCGCGTGCCGCTCAAGCCGATTGCCGATCAAGTCGGGCTCGACTGGCGCACGCAGAAGCGAAAAATACTCAACGACGACTATCTGACCGAGCGTTTGGGCGTGGTTATGGGGGAGGCTAGCCTCCCTCAGATGGCCAAGCTGGGCCTGAAAAAAGACCAATACTTGATCCGAATGGATCGCGTAACGGCCTTTTTGAACATGTTGAACCCCCGGATGATCGCGGCGCTCGGCAATCAACAGGCCGCCGACTGGCTGAAAGACAAGCATCGCGAGTGGGACGACGTCCTGCATGCCTACGAAACCAAGGGCGGCGGCGCCAAGAACAGCCAGCACCAGGGCATCAAGGAGATCAAAGAGCTCATCAACGCCCGCGAAAAGGCGAGCGCGCAGGAAAAGCGCTGGCTCACCTGGCTCATCGCCGCGCAGGCAAGCGAGCTCGGCATCCCCGAACAGCTGCTGGCAGGCGACCAGCAACAACTGCCGCTCTAGGAGATCACTATGGCTTACCCACAAACCATCAAACGCTCGTCGCCGACGCTGGCCATGGCGCTGCTCGGCATGACTCTGTTGTTCGCCGGTCTGCTGGCGCTGGTCGTGTTCCTGCTGCTGCGCCCCGGCGTCTATGGGCACGAACAAATAACCATTTACAACCAGGTGCCTTGCTGCTGCGCGCAGGCGCGCCAGTGCCCGCTGCCGGCGCAGCTGCCGCTCGGCGCGCCGCCGCCAGACGCCAGCCCGGCGCCCAGCCTGCAGACAGCGCCGCGTGCCGAGACAGTGCCCGCCGCCCAGGCTCCAGCACCGCCACCGCACGAGCCGGCCGAGCGCACCACCCGCACGCACCGCGCGCCACCGACGCGCACATCCTGGCTCGACCAACTGCCGCCCTGGCACGACTCGCCCGGCCTCGTGCCGGGCAGCGTCGAGCCCCTGCCCGAGCGCGTCACTCTCGTTGCCGAGCCCGCGGCCATGCCGCTGTACGCCATCGCCGTGCTCGCGCTACTCGGCCTGGCCGAGCGCCTGCGACGGCGCAAGTAACCACCCATCAACCCATGCAACACAAGGAACACCCATGGCCGACCACGTAGACCAGGGCAACCGCTACGCCCAGCAGATGATCGACCAGGCCATCGCCAACCGCACGCGCTACCGCGGCACCAGCCGCACGCACTGCGCCGACTGCGAAGAACCAATCCCACCCGGCCGGCGCCAGGCCGTGCCCGGCTGCACCCGCTGCGTCGAGTGCGAGGAGCTCGCCGGCCGGCGGCGCGCGGCGAGCGCAACTGATAAACCATACTGGAGCAAACCATGAGCAAGAGGATTACAGCCACGTATCACGACACCGGGCGGCGAGAATGCCCGTATTGCGGGCACAAGTGGCACGTCGAGGCTGAGGAATACGACGAGCGCGCACGCGCCGAGGAGTGCGACGAATGCGGCAAGGGTTTCTATGCTTACGAGAACATTTCCGTGGCGCACGTGGCCCGGCCCGATTGCGAGCTGAACGGCGAGGAGCACGAGTGGGAAACCATGGGGATTGGCAACGGCAAGACGCATCTGTTTTGCGCCAAGTGCAGCCGGTGCCATCCAGGCATCGTGCCATCGCTGGAGGAATTTTTAGCATCGGAAGGCGAAAACAAATGAAACAGGCAAACGACCCATTCATCGGCCCGCGCGGCTACGGTGCCACGGATGCCGTGAGCCGCATCGAGATGGTTGCGCGCTTCGATGCGGCGCAATGCCAGGCGGCGCTGGCCGTGCCTGGTCTGCAGAAGACTGTGGAGCGCAAGATCCACACGCGCCTGCGCCAGCTCGAGCGCCAGGCACGGCAATGACGCCCATCGCCATCACCATCAAGGAGGCGGCCAGGCTGCTGGCCGTCTCCGAGCGCACGATCCGGCGCATGCTGGACGCAGGCGAGCTGGACGCGGTAAAAATACGGGGCGCGACGCGCGTTTTATATGCCAGCCTCGAGAATCTATGCCATACAAAAAGAGCGACAGCCCCTACTGGTACGCAAGTTACGTCGACGCGCGCGGCAAAAGAATTAGACGCTCAACTGGCACTACGGATCGGCGCGAAGCGGCGGCGCTCGAAGGCAAGTGGCGCGCCGAAGTCCACCAGCAGAAAAAATGGGGCGCATCCCCGCGTTATACCTTTGAAGAGCTGATCAGCAAATACCTCGCTGCCACGACGAGCAAGAAATCCACCGAGCGCGACGCCTATGCCATCCAGGCGTTGCGCCCTTATTTTGCCGGGCTGGCCATTGCCGACATCACCGGCGAGCAGGTGGCAGACTACAAGCAGGCGCGGCTGCAGGAAGTCGCCGTCGGCACGCTCATCAAAGAAATGATCACGTTTTCGGCAGCGATCAATCACGCCAAAAAGGAGTGGGACTGGCGCCTGCCCAACCCCATTGCCGGGCGCATCCCCGCGCAGCCAAAGGGTCGCATCCGCTGGATCACCCCGGACCAGGCCGCGCGCCTTGTCGATGCGGCACGCCAAAACAAGCGCGCCCCCCATCTCGCCGACATGATGCTGCTAGCGCTGCACGCCGGCCTGCGGCATCGCGAGTTGCTCAACCTCACCTGGAACCGCGTCGATCTCGAGCAGCACCTCATCTACCTGGATGCCGACGATCAAAAAAACGAAGATGTCAGCGCCGTGCCGCTCAACCGCATCGCCACCGCCGCGCTGCGCGCGCGCTGCGGCATCCACAAGACGCATGTCTTCAGCTACCAGGGCAAGCCCATCTTCTCGGCCAAGAAATCATTCCGCAGCGCCTGCCGCGCCGCCGGCATCGACGATTTCACCCCGCACGACCTGCGCCACACCTGCGCCAGCTGGATGGTTCAGCGCGGCGTGCCGCTGACCGCCGTCAAGGAAGTGCTGCGCCACAAATCCATCCAGACCACCCTGCGCTACGCCCACCTAGCTCCCGAAAACGCCCGCGCCGCCGTCGCCGCCCTCGACTGGCCCAACCCCGAACAGCCCGAGTCCAAGCGCGCTTGACACCGTGACCAAATAGTGACACAAATATGTCCGCCAACGTCCAAATCAGTCACTTACAGTCACTCCAAGCCACACGACAAAGCATAACCCATTGTATTACCGAATGTTTTACGCGCCCTATGATTTCACACGGCAGGGGTCGCTGGTTCGAACCCAGCACCGCCCACCAAATCAAGCACTTACAGAGCATTTTTTTAGACTCAAAAGAACAGTGACCAAATAGTGACACGTTTTGTCCGTTTGAGTCCCAATATAGGTGCTGCACTAACCGTTGCTATCGAATAACACAAAGTACCGCGCACGCGCCACGCGCGCGGAGAAGCCGCATTAAAAAATTTCGGCGTCGGAAAAGAGTAATAAAAGTGATGCAATGCCAGAAAATAGCGCAACCAACTGAAACAGCACAACAATACAAACAAAGCAAAAGGTAATAATTAAGTGATGAAAGAGTAATACATTACCTTTTGCAAAACGTGATTTGACCTCAAAACGACCCGTATAAAAATCAACGAGTTACGGCAAAAGGTGATGAATATCACTTTTGCATTACGCGTTTATTACCTTTTCAAATTTGCCAAAATATACTGGCCTGACAGAAGGTTATTGACGTCTCGCGCGACTCCATCACTATTATTACTCTTTTCCGACGCCGAAATTTTTTAACACCGAGAACGATAAAGACGGAAACTGCGGGTATCCCCTGTAACTATCTGTACTGGAATAGATATTCCAGAAATCAGCCACGCTTAGATTGAGCAGCCATTCCTGCCCGTTCGCTGGATTGCAGGAATCTTCAAAAACACGACCCGAAAAACTCGCAGGCGGGGCGAGGTGGCGACTGCGCGCGGTTGCTGGTGGCGGGCGTAAAAAAGCCGCGCCTGGCGGCGCGGCTGAGGTGGAGTGGCCTGGCGGCGGGCGGTCAGGTTGTGGCGGTTTCGTCGGCGGCGATCTGGTAGGGACGGAAGGTGATGATTTGCTTGCCGGCAAGCTCGTTGAGCTCCGTGAACTTCTCCTGCAGCGGCACGAGCTCGTTGGCGACGAACACGCGCGCGGATTTCTCGACGTCGCCGAAGCCGGCGGTATTCTGCGGGATGATACCCATGAGCTGGGGCGGGATGCGGTGCCCTGCGAGCTGGTCGTCGCGGGTGATGCTCTTGATGTTGTAGAAGTCGTCTTTGGCGGCGACTTCGGATATGGGGATCAGCTGGATGCCGTCCTTCTTGCCCTTGGGCGAGTACATGAACAGGTTGCGGAAGTTACCCGGGCCCTTGCTTTCCTTGAGCGCCTCGCGCATGGCGTCGATGTCCTCCTGGTTCTGAGCCGGATCGTTGACGTAGAGGATATAGCCAGCGTGGCTGCCGTTGAGATAGTAGCGGCGCCGGAACAGCGTCGCGGATTCGCTCAGCCAGGCCGACTGCAGCGCGCCCAGGTAGTCCGGCAGGCCGTAGATGTCCTGATCGATGTCGGGTTCCATGAAATGCACCACCCGGCCCTTGGGCAGCTCCGCGCTGGCGAGATAATTCGGCGCCCACCAGTAACGATCCGCCTGCGCGCCGCCGCGGCGCATGTACTTCGCCGCCAGGCGCCGGTACGGCAACTGGCGGCCCGTGCGTGCGCGCATCTCCTCCAGATAGCCGTTGCCGAAGGTCAGGTAATCCAGCGCCAGCGCGCGGAAGGTTTCGCGATCCAGCAGGGGATGGGGCCTGAATGTGGAGGCCAGGATGTTGCGCTTGACCTGGATGGCCGAGCCATGATGCGCCGTTGCCCGGTACGTCTGCGCCAGCACTCGGAACGACACCGGCGGCTCGTACCACTCATTGGGCGACAGCCACAGCCCTTCGTAGATGATGTCGCGCAGCGACGTGACCGGCGTCGGCTCGCCGAACGTGAAAGCCTCGGCCTGCGCGGCCTGGGCATGAGTTTGCGTTTCGCTCATCCGGAAATCTCCAGCATGGATTCGTGATTGGTCTCGCCGCCATCCAGCGGCTCGGCATACAGCGCGTGCATGGTCGCCCAGGCCAGCTCGGCATGGCCGGTTTCGCCCGAGCGGCTGGCGTGATACGTCATCTGCCGGCCGCTCGCGGTCGCGACGCGGCGAATGGCCATGAACGACTGCGCCAGATCCGCCCAGCCGGCATCGAACTCGAAGCGCTGGCGGCGGATCATCTGCTGCGCCTGCATCACCATCTGCGCCTTGATTTGCGCTGTGTACGTGATGCGCACCAGCGTCGGGAAGAATTTCTCCACATGTTGCGCCACCCCCTCACCCATGCCCGTGACATCGATGCCGATATGCTCGACATGGAAGCGGCTGCAGCACTCGCGGATGAACGCCGCCTGCGCCTCATAATCCTGGCCGCGCAGCTTGTGCCGCTCCAGCGCCCGATGCGTGCCGCCCGGCGTCGCGCTCGGCAACACCACCACCAGGCCAGCCCCGTCGCCCTGCAGTGATTCGCTGCCCGGATCATAGCCCAGCCACACCGGCGCATCGCCCACCGGGCGCGGCGCGAACGGGCGCACGTCATCCCAGGCATCCCAGCTGTCGACCATGCAGGATTGCATCGTCAGCAGCGGGAACGCCGACAGCGTGTCGTCCACGAACTCGCACTCCAGCAGGTTCGCGAACTCCTCGGCCGAATACTCATTGCGCAGCTGCTCTAAGTCGAACAAATTGCACCCCTTTGCCAGCGCATCATGCACGGTCACGATCTGGCGCCACTGGCCATCCTCACACGCCCGCCCGCCGGACAGCGCCGCATGCGACACATCCAAGTCGATATGCTCCGCGCGCGGGCGCCCACGGTTGTACAGCTTACCGGTCCAGAACGGATATGCCTCGTGGCCAATGCTCGATGGCGTCGAGATATATGTCTGGCGCCACTTCTTGTGCATCGCCATACCCGACACCACGCGCCGGAACTCCTGGAATCCCTGCACCCAGAAATACTCGTCCAGATACACATCGCCGTGATAGCCCTGCGCCGTCTTGCTGTTCGTGCCCAGGAAATGCAGCACCGCGCCATTGGTCAGATGGATCGGGCTGCCCTTGAGCTCCACGTCTGCCGCCTGCTGCACGAGCTGCACGATATAAGTGCGGAAAATATTCGCCTGGGCCTGCGACGCTGACAGGAAGATTTTGTTCTTGCCCGTCTCCAGCGCATCCACGATCGCCTCGCGCGCGAAATACCAGGTCGCTCCGATCTGGCGCGACTTCAACAGGTTGCGGATGCGATGCCGTTGCCCGGCCGCATACCACTCGCGCTGGTAGCCGAACAGCTGGGCATGGAAGGCCTGCGCCACCGCCTCGACCTGGGCCGCGCTCAAATCGTTCTGGCGCCATTTCTTCTCCCGACGCACGCGCCCGCTGGCATAGCCGCGATTCTTCAACTTCGGGTTCAGATCCGCATTGTTGCCTGTCTTTTCGAACGAGCGCACGCGCGCGATGCGATCCATCTGCCGCCCGAGCAGGTCGATCTCCTTGAAATCCCCGGCCGTCTTGCGCTCCTTCACGATCAGCTGCACCAGGCGCGCCTCCAGCGCTCCTTCCACCCGATCCACCGGACGCGCCTTCTCCCAGCCGTGGCGGCGCCGCCAGGTATAGATCGTCTGCGCCGGGATCTCCAGATACTCGGCGATGTCCGTGACCCGGTAACCCTGCCAGAACAAATGGCGCGCCAGCGTCAGCGGCCGCGGCGTGTTTTCATCGATTGCCTGCTCCATGGCGCCAATGCTGGCGCATTCCTGCGCGCACATCAGCCCGCAAAGCTGTAACACCCCGCCACTACAGGCAAAAGGCATTGAGCGCGCCGGCAATACAGCCGACCCTGAGCCCAACACTGTACCCAACCCGTGCCCCAACAGGACAAGCCCATGGCATTCAAACGCGTTGCAACCGAAGGCGCCACCACCGACGGCCGCGAAATCTCGCGCGAGTGGATCGAACAAATGGCCGCAAACTACGACCCGGCTGTTTTTGGCGCCCGCATCAGCATGGAACACATGCGCGGCATCTTCCCCGACGGCCCGTTTCGTGCCTACGGTGACGTGCGCGCCCTTAAGGCCGCCGAAGATGCCGATGGCAAGCTGCAGCTGTACGCCGACATCGACCCCACCGACGACCTCAAGCAAATGGTCAAGAACCGGCAAAAGGTCTACACCAGCATCGAAGTCGAGCCCAACTTCGCCAAAACCGGCGAGGCGTACCTGACCGGGCTCGCCGTCACCGACAACCCCGCCAGCCTCGGCACCGAAATGCTGGCCTTCTCCGCGCAGCAGGAGCGCTCCCCGCTCGCCAGCCGCAAGCGCACGCAGACAGCCCTGTTCTCCAGCGCCGCCGAGCTCGCCGGTGCACTCGATGCCGACGACCACGACTTCGGCGACACCAAGCCCACGCTGTCCGAGCGCATCGCCGCCCTGTTCAAGCGCAACGAACGCTACGCCGAACGCACCGCTGCCGCCGGCGACGAATGCCTGCGCGACGAAATCGAAGCCGGCATGCAGCTGTTTGCCGACAAGCATCAGGCCCTGGCCGCGCGCCTCGACGACCTGCCCAGTGCAGAGGATTTCAGCGCCCTCAAGACCAAGGTCGATGAAATCTACAGCGCCCTCGACAACACCCCGGACCAACCGCCGCGCCAGCCCGCCACCGGCGCCGCCACCGAGCAACTCACCGACTGCTAAGCCAGGCCACGCACGACCACACAGGACCAGACCATGCGCAACGACACCCGCGAACAGTTCAACCGCTACATGGCCCGGCAGGCCCGGCTGAACGGCGTGCCCGAAGGCACCAAGCAATTCACCGCCGAACCCAGCGTGCAGCAAACGCTGGAATCCAAGCTGCAGGAAAGCTCCGCCTTTCTCGGCCTGATCAACATGGTCGGCGTCGACGAGCAACAAGGCGAGAAGATCGGCCTCGGCATCTCCAGCCCCATCGCCGCGCGCACCAACGTCAGCAGCAACGACCGCGAGACCACCGACGTCAGCGCGCTCGACGACAATGGCTACGAGTGCAAATCCACCGAGTTCGACACCCACATCACCTGGGCGCAGCTCGACGCCTGGGCCAAGTTCCCCGACTTCCAGGTACGCCTGCGTGATCAGGTGTTGCGCCGCCAGGCGCTCGATCGCATCATGATCGGCTTCAACGGCACCGCCGCCGCCAGCGCCACCAACATGGGCAAAAACGAACTGCTCGAAGACGTCAACATCGGCTGGCTGGAAAAATACCGCGCCAATGCCGGCAGCTACGCCCTCGACAAGTCCGACAATGGCGCCGCGGACTTCACCTACGGCCAGGGCGGCACCTACAACACGCTGGACGCCCTCGTGTTCGATCTCGCCCGCAGCATCATCGACCCCTGGTACGTCGACGACCCGCGCATCCGCGTCATCATCGGGCGCGACCTGATGCACGACAAAGAGTTCACCCTGGTCGACGGCTACGACCAGCCCACCGAGCGCAACGCCGCCGACATCATCCTGTCCACGCGCCGCCTCGGCGGCTATCCGGCCATCGTCGCGCCCTTCTTCCCCGCCGGCACGGCGCTCATCACCGCCCCGGAAAACCTGTCCCTGTACTGGCAGCGCGGCAGCCGCCGGCGCTATGTCGAAGACAACCCGCGGCGCAAGCGCATCGAGCACTACGACAGCTCCAACGACGCCTACGTAGTCGAAGACTACGGCTTCGGCGTGCTGGTCGAAGACATCAGCGAGTACAGCGCGTAACGCCATGGCCAGCCTCGGCAAGCGCATCCGCCAGCGCAAGCGCGCCGCCGCCGCGAACGACTCGCCCGCCGCGCGCCAACGCGCCGACGACCAGCACCAGCTCATGCTCGCCGGGCTGTGGCAGATGCGCCGCGACCTCAAGAGCATCAAGAGCGTGCAGCGCAAGATCGACTACAAGCGCGAACACGCCCTGCCGCAGCTCGAGGCCTACATCGCCGGCGCGCTCGAAGCCGCCACCGGCGCCGAAGACCCCGTGCTCATGACCGCCATGGTCTGGCGCTTCGATGTCGGCGACCTTGCCGGCGGCCTCGCCATTGCCCGTTACGCGCTTGCGCACGGCCTCGCCGCCCCCGACCAATACAAGCGCGACGTCGTCACCATCGTCGCCGACGAAGTGGCCGACCGCGCGCTCGAGCAGCTGACCGGCGAAGCCCCGCCCACCGGCGCCGCCCTGGCCGAGCTGCAGCGCAACATCGACCAGGCGCATGAGCTCACCGACGCGCACGACCTGCACGACCAAGTGCGCGCCAAGCTGCACAAGGCCGGCGGCTACGCCGCGCGCGCCGGCGGCGAACTGCGCGCCGCACATACGCAACTGACCCAGGCGCTCGCCTACAACGAGCGCGCCGGCGTCAAGAAAGACATCGAACGCCTGGAGAGCCAACTCAAGAAACAAACCACCGAGTAATGCCGGCCGGCTGCAACCGGCCCGCCCGAGCGCCACGCGCCGCCGGGGGCGCGCAGCGACGCGCGCCAGTCATCTCCTCCTGGCGCGCGCCGCTGCGCCCACCCCCGCACCCGCCGAGAGAGCCATGTCTGATTACGTCGCCTACGACTACAGCTACGACCCCGACCCGCCACCCGCCAATGGCGACAACGGCAACAACGGGAGCGACGACACCACGCTCACAAACGTCGAATTCTGGCCCGATGTCAGCCTGCAGGATTTTCGCGCCGCCGAGCGCCTGCGCACCGACATCCCCGCCGCGCGCCTGCGCCACGCCCTGGAAGCCGCGCTCGCGCTCGTCAACCGCCTGCTCACCGACTTCACGCTCGCGCAGAAAAAGGCCGGCGCCGAAAGCCATGCCGACATCGAGCGCACCAGCCTGCAGCGCCAGGACCACTACAAAACGCTCTACCTGCGCGCCGTCTACGCCAGCGCCCATGCCGACCTGCTCGAGCGCTACGCCGACTACTCCGCCACCGGCGACACCGGCGGCAGCACCGGCAGCAGTCGCGCCGACATGTACCAGGACGCCGCCGCCGGCTATCGCCGCACCATGCGCTGGGCCCTGGCCGAGATCGAAGACCGCCCGCACACCACCGTGGAGCTGATATGACCACCATCCGCGCCGAACAAGGTGACACCGTAGACAGCATCTGCTGGCGCGCCTTCGGCTACACCGAGCAGGTGGTCGAACAAACACTGCAGCTCAATCACGGCCTGTGTGAGCACGGCCCCGTCCTGCCCCAGGGCCAGCCCGTCACCCTGCCGGAGAGCCCGGCCACGCCAGAACAGCCGGAGACCGTCAAGCTATGGGACTGAGCCAGAAAACCCTGCGCCACGGCGATCACGGCCCGGCAGTCGAAGCCCTGCAGCAGGCCCTGGCCGCGGCCGGTCACAGCCCCGGTGCCGTCGATGGCATCTTCGGCCCCGGCACGGAGCGCGCCCTGCGCCAGTATCAGCAGGCGCACGATTTGGTTGCCGATGGCATTGCCGGGCCCCGCACCTGCGCAAGCCTTGGCGGCGCCGACGCGCCGCAAGCCCTGCGCCAGAGCGATCTCGCGCGCGCCGCCGACGAACTCCAGATCGAGCTCGCTGCCATGCTGGCCGTCACCGAAATCGAAGCTCGCGGCAGCGGCTTCAACGGCTCGCTGCCCGTGGTTTTGTTCGAGCGCCACATCATGCGCCGCCAGCTCGAAGAACACGGCGCCGATGCCGCCGGGCTGGCGCAGAAGTGGCCCATGCTGGTCAACGAAACGCCGGGCGGCTATCGCGGCGGCACGCAGGAAAACGTGCGCCTCGCCGCCGCGCGCCACCTGCACAACCTCGCCGGCGCCGAATCCGCCAGCTACGGCCTGTTCCAGATCATGGGCTTTCACGCCACCCGCCTCGGCTGGCGCGATGCCGCCCACTTCGCCCGCGACATGGCGCGCTCGGAAGAACACCAGCTGCGCGCCTTCGTGCGCTTCATCCAGGCCGACGAAGCTCTAGCCCACGCGCTGCGCCACCGCAACTGGACCCGCTTCGCCGCGCGCTACAACGGCCCCGCCTACGCCCAAAACGACTACGACCACAAGCTCGCCGCCGCCTATCGTCGCCACCGGCGCGCCCTCACCGAGTAAAGCCTCACCGAGTAAAACATGGAAATCATCAGCCTCATCCCCGACTTCGCCCGCATCCTCATCGAGATCATGGGCGCCGCCGCCCTCATCGTGAAGCTGCTCGCCGAAGCCTGGAAAATCACCCCTGGCACGCCGGACGTCGCCGTGTTCACCCGTACGCAGAAAATCATCCTGCGCATCCAGAAAGCGCTCGGCCCCGTCGCCGGCGACACCGCCAAGCGCGAACGCAAGAACGACCCATGAGGCCCGCCATGCACCGCACAACCCGCCTGTCCACCCTGCTTGCGGCGCTGGCCGCGCTGCTGTTGCTCGGCGCCTGCACCACGGCGCCCAAGAACCCCGAGCAGCTGGTCTACGCCACCTATGCCAGCTACATCGCCGCCAGCGATGCCACCGCCAACGCGCTGGCCATGGGCAGCATCGACGCCGACCAGGCTGCCGCCATCGAGCAGCAACTCGCCGCCTTGCGCCCGCAGCTCGACACCGCCCGCGCCCTGGTCGGCGCCGGCCAACAGCCGCCCCAGGGCACGCTCGCCCATGTCCGCCACGCGCAGCGCATTTTGTTTAACATCCAGCAGCAACTGGAGGCCCGCCTTGAGTAACGCCACCGGCAGCGACACGCTGCACGCCATCCGCGCCCTGAACGCCATGCTCGCCCTCGGCGCCGCCGGCTTGGCCGCCGCCCAACGCTGGGGGCGCGTCATCCAGCGCGCGCAAGAGGAACAGCGCCCCATCAGCGCCGCCGAATGGGACGCCATCCGCGCCGCCGCCGATCGCAGCGACGCCCGCCTCGCGCAAGCCATCCAGGATGCCCGCGAGCAATAATTGCCGCCCGCCCCGGTCCGCCACCATGAGCCTTGCCCAGCGTATGAGTGACACCATCCGCGCTAACATTTCGCTGATCACCGGCATCAGCATGCCGCTCATATTGATCTTTTTAAGCATCATCGGCGGCGTCGTGCTCAAAAACCAATGGGACATGGGCCACCTGGTCGGCAGCTACGAGAAAATGGCCGAAGCCGCCAGCCTGCGCCGCGCCGACATCGACCGTCGCCTGGACACCATCCGCGCCGTCGACCAGGCCCAGCACGACGCCATCCAGGAAAACCGCGACACCATCCGCGACCACACGAACCGCCTCGACGCCCTCGACCAACGCCTGCAGCAGTATGAAAAAGCTCCTTGACCTGCGCCGCCATCTGCTCGCCGCCGTGCCCGCGCTGCAGGCGAGCCCCGAGCGCCTGCTCACGTTCGTCGAAGACGGCCGCGTCAGCTTTCGCCGCGGCACCACCTACGACCACCGCTACACCTACACCGCGCGCATCATCGTCACAAACTACCGCGGCGCAACCGATGCCCTCATGCTGCCGCTGCTGTACTGGCTGTCGGCGCACCAACCCAATGCCAGCGTCGACGACACCGTCACCCTCGAAGCCGAGATCCTCGACAACGACACCGTCGATCTGTCGCTCAGCGTCGAGCTCGACGAGCGCGTGCAGGCGCGCCTCGACTGCGACCAGGGCACCATCCACGCCCACCACATGACCGCCGCCCACCCGCTGCCGCTGGTCTGCCTGCCCGAGCGTTGGCAGCTCTACGTCTGGGATCACGTCAACGACGACCAATACCACCTGGTCGCCGAATGGCCCGCCACCAATGACTGACCGCCACGACCTCGACGAGCTCGCCGAATGGGTCGCCCCGCTCATTCGCCAGCTCGAACCGCGCCAAAGAAAGCAGCTGAACCGCAACATCGCGCGCGACCTGCGCCGGCGCCAGCGCGAACGCATCAAGGCCCAGCAAAACCCCGACGGCTCGCCCTACGAGCCGCGTAAGCCGCAGCACTGGAAGCAGGGCGCCATCAAGCGCCAGGCCATGTTCCGGCGCCTGCGCACCGCGCGCTACCTCAAGGCCCGCGGCTTCACCAACAAGGCCGTGGTCGGTTTTACCGGGCGCGGCGCCCACATTGCCCGCGTGCACCAGTATGGCCTCAGCGCCCCGGTCGAACCCGGCGGCCCGCGCTACCGCTATCCCAGCCGCCGCCTGCTCGGCCACACTAGCGCCGGGCGCGACGACATCGCCGCCAGCATCCTGCGCCACCTGACGCGTACGTGACCGGCACGCCGCCATTGCCTGTAACACCCCGACACTACAGGCAAACGCGGCTGTAACCGCGCCCGCGTTTGCCGATCATGGCCGCATGGACCGAGTGACCGAGCTGACGCGGCGGCTCAACAACATCATCCGCATCGGCACCATTGCCGCAGTCGACCCTAGCCACGCCCGCGCCCGCCTGCGCGATGGCGCGCTGCTCAGCGCCTGGCGGCCATGGCTGGAACTGCGCGCCGGCACCACCCGCAGCTGGAACCCGCCCACCGTCGGCGAACAGGCCCTGCTGCTCGCCCCCGGCGGCGACCCGGCCGATAGCATCATCCTCACCGGCATCTATCAGGACGCGCACAGCGCCCCGAGCACCAGTCCCGCGCGCACGCGCACCGAGTACCCCGACGGCGCCCGCGTCGAATACGACCACGCGCACAGCGTGCTCCATGTCCAGACCCCGGGCGACATCACCCTGCACGCCGGCGGCGACATCACCCTGCAAGCCAGCGGCAACGTCACCATCAGCGGCCAGCGCGTGGATCTCAACCCATGAACAGCATCACCTGGACCCCAGCGCCCGGCCCGCTGTTCACCCTGCCGGAGACCGCCGGCCCCATCAGCTACGCCATCCAGGCCGCGCTCGCCGCCCCCGAGCCCGACGGCAACGGCGCGGGCGGCACCCCGCCCAGCATCGAGCGCTACAGCGCCGCCATCAGCCCGGCGCAGACGCTCTTCGATACAAGCGCCAGCGCCAGCGGCGTCACCATCAGCGCCGCCAGCCTCGCCGGCCTGTTCCCGATCGCGCGCATCGACTATCTGCAGCACGCCACGCTGCACACGATCGACACCTGGGACGCGCTGCCGGCCGGCCCCGCGGAGCTGATCGCATTCAAGCCCAGCGCCGCGCGCGAGACCGTGTTCACGCTCACCGTCACCGCGCACCTGAGCGATGCCAGCGCGCACCAGGCCGAGTACAGCCTGAGCGTGCAGCAGGACTGGAGCGCCGGGCGCGAGCGCCTGCAGGAGGAAGTCGATGCCCGCCGCCACTAGACAGGGCGACACCTGCACCGGCCACGGCAGCTATCCGCCACGCGCCAACGACCAGGGCAGCCCCAACGTGTTCATCAACAGCACCCCCGCACACCGCCAGGGCGATCACTGGGTCACCCACTGCAACCCCACACCCTCGTGCCACGACAGCGCCGCGCAGTCGGGCAGCAGCACGGTGTACGTCAACGGCCAGCAGCTCATGCGCATCGGCGACCCCATCGCCTGCGGCTCCGCCTGCGCCCAGGGCAGCCCCAACGTATTCGCCGGAGGCTGACATGGCCGAGATGGACCGCCACACCGGAGACCTCATCGACGACGAGCTCGCCGCCATCGAGCAATCCGTCACCGACATCCTCACCACGCTGG